GCGGCGGCCGCTAAAGGCTCCCGCCGACGCACCGTCAGCGTCGGCCTCGATTTCGGCAAGGGATTCTTCCTCTCGCCCATCCGGCTCATCTGCATACTGCTTGGCAAATTCGTCAAACATTGTATAGCTGTCGTAAAGCTTGCCTACCCTTGATTTGTAGCGCACAAATTGGCTTCGGATTTTTGGTTTTTTTGTATGGCCATACCATATTTCCACTACAGAAAATACCGTCATAGGCAAAAACCACAGCAAATTATTGATTTTTCTGTGGTGGATTTCATACTCCACCATTGCGCGTATCTGCTTGTCTACAAACATGTCATTTTGGGTTATGAGATAGCAGTCATAACCTATGTGTCGATGAATATTAAAAAACCGCAACCATGGCTTACGGTCGGTATTACTTGAATATTCCCGAGAATTGAATATCATCTGACATTCATCTATAAAAATATATGTTTGATGTTCTATACCTTTTTCGTGGTTGTTGGCGGCATATCTGTACAATGTTTCTACGTTTAACTCAAATATCGGTATATACAAAAAATTCCCTATCTTTATTCTTCCGTTCTTTGTCAGTATGTCGAGGTTTATATCTACCGTGCTAATTACGTTTGCACCACGCTTTAAAATCTTTTCTATCTGCGTTGCCATACTATAAGATTTTCCGCTACCGGGTGTTCCTGTCATAAACCAAAGCATTTTTTATCACCTGCCTACGATATTATTTTTCCTATTCGCAAAGCCCATTTTACAAAGTACCAAACAATTATCGCTCCTATCCACAGCGTTAAGGCTGTAAGCATTTCATATATCGGAATAAAAACGGGCAAATAGCGCAACATTTCAGAAGCGCGCTGTGTTTCGCTTATAAGAATGATGTTTATTACTCTAAAAGGACTTCGCGGCAACATATCTACAGCCGCCATCCCGAATAGCACCATAGCTATTAGCCCTGCTTTTATAGAGGCCTTTAACACAGCCTTTAACAGTGGTTTTATCGAAAGCTTAACCGCGGCGGGTATAATGAATTTCATAAAAACAGTCCTCTACCAACGTATAAGAAGTGGTGTTAGTTTATATAATCCAATAATAAAAATCACAAGCAATGACCACCTTACTACACCTATTAGCGCAGTATAATCGTTCATATCAAACACGAAGGTATAATTAAATGGCTCGGGGATTTCTATCTCAAATCTCGGCGCAGTGTCTGTTAAAAACATTGGCTCTATCCCTGCATAGCTTGATTGAAAAGCTACATGTCCACCATGTAAGGCCATAATCTCGGCTTGTCGATGTGAGTTTTCCATTAATGCTGTAAATGCTCTAGCCTCTTGCAGTGTCATTCCTACGGTTTCTACGGGCATTTGTCCGGCGATTACCCTAAATGTGTTATACAAATCAAATGGGATGGAAAACGGGAAATACTCCATTAAATTTGGCATGGAATCAAATAAAATGGAGAAGTCAAATAAAAAAGGCGTCGAATCTGTATACTCTATTTCCATCTTTATATCTGGCAAGTTACCTGTTATGGCTTCTGGCATATCGCTTAATATTCTGTTTTGCTCTTCTAATCGACGTTGGATTTCCTGTAGGTTTGGTCTAACGTCTATCTGCGGCGGTGGCGGCATTGGCGTCGGCGTCGGATGTGGTGTTATTGGTGTTTCTGTAAAAGGAAATCGGGGAAGCTCCGGATTGTTTGTTATAAATTCGCGGGCTTCGTCACCGGGCATTATTACGTGTTCTATTGTCAACTGCTCCAACAACTCACGAGCAAAGTCTGCAAAAAACTCCTCCGGTATCTGCGGGAACATATCCGGGCGGATGTCGGGGACTAAAATTATTAGGTCTTCGTCTTCTGTATCGGGCTGGCCTGCGGGTTGGGCTATCTCGCGGACACGTTCTCTTACTCGCTCAGGACTTTGTATTGTATTATTAGGGGATAAATAAACCGATGGCGGACGAGAAGGTTGATTTACGTCTATGCTGCCAATTAGGTTTATGTTACCTACATTTGCTATTCTTAGTGCAGAAATACGGTCGTTGTATTGCCATATCGTTGTTGTCCAATCAGGTATTACTCTCTCACTAAATGAAACATAAATTGCTAAATGATAATTGTCCCCATCCCTTTTTAATAGAAACCCCTCTATGTTTACATTAAACTGATATCCTTGTCGAACGAATACATGCCCATACACAGTCCCTCTCCTAACAACATTATTTTCAGTCCACTCCACAATAATCTGGGCTAATCCTGTCCCCTGTTGAAATAATTCTACTCCTGTTATTTGGTATCTCGTATCCCTAATTACTACGCTTCTGTGTGATATCCCCATTAATCCCGAATGATATCTTTGAGAGCCCCATCTTACATTGCGATGATTTTGATGATTCATTGTTCCAGCTAATCTGTTTTCTTGTACTATCGGTATACCATTAAAAAATCCCAACACATAATCACTTGTAGGTGGCAATGGTGTTATATGGCGGAAGTCTTGGTTTATGAAGCAGAAGTAAAAGCCTTGTTCTTCGAGGATGGTTTTTGCGTTTTCGGTGTGTTCGTCTAGGATTGTGTTCAGGTCGGATTCTGATGTGCGAAATAGCCACATCGGTAAAGTTGTTACTCCCGCCGCCGCTAATATTCTCCATGCTTCTCCTCCGCCTCCGGGTGGGGGTGGGGGGAGTTGTCGGTTGATTATTCTTTCGGCTTCATCAACCGCGCTCCAGCCGGAATCAATTATCTTTTGGGCTTCCCTTACTGCGTCGAAGGTATGATTAGCCGCATTTTTTTGCGCTGCAGCTAGGGTTAAATTATGCCGTTCGTCCCATATTTGATGTGATGTTGGATTGCTTACACACATGTTTGGCACGCACTGTAAAAAACCGGTACATATACATGTAGAAGTTGGTAATATGCCACTTGCTATTCCTAGAGCGTCCATCAATACTTGCGCTAATGCTACGGCGGGCATTGGTATTGCAATTGCCGGGGATATGTCTACAAAGAATGGCTCTAGCTCTATAAAGGCCGGGTCTATTTCTATGATTTCTGCTCGTACTTGCACCGGGGGCAGCATTGAAATTGTCATTATAAATATGGCTAGTATGCTAATGATTTTTTTTACTCGTTTTTTCAATGCTTCCACCTGCTTTCTATGTAGTGGCGCGCGGCCGTCGCGCCGTTTTTGTCTGCTTATCTGCCGACAAGCGAACGGAATACGTTGATTCCCAGTCTTATTGCCAAAACTGAGCCGACTATGGCGATTGCACCGGGGGCTACTGCACCAATGATGTCAGTAACTTGGCTTACCAGTGTGCCCATGCCTTCGGTGATGGGTGCCACAATGTCAAAAGATGTGCTTGGTGGTGTCATCGTTTTTGTCCCCTTTCTATATATTTCTAAATATTTGGAATGCGCTGTTTATCCCGTAGCATATGAACAGTGTCATAAACCCGATGAATAAACCTACGCCAAATCCCACAGCAATTACTTGTATATATACATCTGTCATTGTTTGCTCCCCCATTGGCTAGAAAATATCAATGCTATCATTAATCCTGCTTGCAATGCTGTTGTTGCTAACAGCCAGTGCCTGTATGACAGTTGTGCTTGTGCCACATCCATCATTCCGTTTTGGGTGCTTAGTAGTAAAAATTCATGCAAAGATATCATGCTTTCTATTAAGTTCGTTATGTCAGCCTCGGCTACTAGATAGCGTTGTGATAGGGCTAGTTCTAAAAATTCTATTTTTTCATTGTGTATGCTTTGAAAATGGCCAAACTCGGGTAATTGTAAAATTTGGTTTATTATCGGTGTTCTGTACAATAACTGGTTTATTCGCAACTCGTGGATAGCTATGCGGGCTATCCATTCCGGCGATATGCCTAATTGAGTTGTATGTAGTTCCGGGATGGGGGCTTCCATCTCCACATCATAGGCGTATATTGTTATGTTTGTGGCTATCGCGTTAATTAAAAGAAGCGCGGCTATTACTACCACGGCTATTATTAGTTTTTTATTTTGTAAAATTAATTCCTTCATAACCGCGCTCCCTCCCAAAACTTTTTTATGATGCTTTTTTTGTTACTAGGCTTACTTCGTGTAAAAATTCTATGGCTTTGCCTTTGACTTGTAGCTTGTCCCCGACTACTGCCATTTCCATCTCTACGTTGTAGATTGCCGGGAATAATCCCAGTTGATTTTTTGCCGCTATCGGGAGTGTCATCTTTGCGGCTTTTACCCCCCTGCTAACTTGCCCCCGCTCGTACGCTTGCGCGTCCTCTTGCGGTGCCAAGTTATCCGTCGGGACGTACCGTATCGTGATTCCTTCCACGAACTCGCCTGTCTTTTTGCCGTTTTCCTCTTGGTCAATCCTGTACGTCTGCGCTGACAAGCAGAGATAGGGTTGTTTGAATGTCTGCATTCTTCTCGCGCTCCTTTTCTTCTTGGATTTTATTTTGTAGTGCTTGGCTACCTTTTTTGTCGCTTTAAAAGCTTGGTCAAGGTGCGGCTATCCAGCGGTTGACTTTGCGGGCGGCTCGCTGGTGAGTGCGTTCTCGGCTGGCTATCGAGCTGCCGTCATTTTCCAGTGGATTGAGTGCCGGCAGTGCGAAAATCTGCCGCGCTTCCGCTTGCCACAGCCATCCTTCGGATTTGCAATACTTCTTTGTCCGTCTTGTTGTGGCTTACATCGCGCTAGGCTTAATCACCGAGATAATATACGTAGACTTTGCCGTCTGCGAACGTGACAATATCGTGAAAGGCAGTTTTTTCATACTTTACAGGCTTTTTTACTTCAAAATCATCTGTATCACCATCAATAAACGAAAGCCATTTACTTACATACTCGATTGCTTGTCCCATTCGACATCATCTCCTTCGGGCGAAGTGGTATTTTTTTACATGCCTTTGGCGTATACTATAACAATAAATGTTTGGTATGTAAACATATAAATGTGATATTATTAGCATTTGATGTTTTTGTTTTTAGTACATTAATAATTTTAGGAGCGTGGTCTTTTATGTATGCAGACGTTTTTCCATCAAGATTAAAAAAAGCGCGTGAATATAATGGATTGACACAACTTGATGTTTCAAAAGCAATCAAGGTAAACCGCTCTACCTATACTAATTACGAAGCTGGACGAAGCGAGCCCAACATGGAAATTCTTGCATTGCTTTCAAGACTTTTTGATGTTTCTGCAGATTGGTTAATTGGGTTAACTTCCGACAGCGGCTTAAACTCAATGACACAGGTCATACAAGAACGCGAACGCGAAAAAATACTAAAAAAACTAGAAAAAGAGGCCGAACTTAATCGGCGTGTTTGGGGGTAG